GCCGCTTAGGCTTCGGCCATTCTCTGCCGCTCTCCGTTCGAGTTTCTCCCTCATCTCGCAGGCCATCCGCACAGCCGTCGTAATTTTTAGGGTCTTCATAGCGCCTCCTTGGTTGCGTTTTGTGAGTTTAATGCGTTTTGTGACTTCGTCAAACATAATGTTGCTTTTTGTGCGTTTGCTGTACGCTTCTAGAGGTATACATGGGGATCTCTATGTCGAACGATTTCGCAACGCACCTCATCTACCTAAGGGGTGAGAAGAACATTACGCAGCAAGAGCTTGGAGATGCGGCAGGCGTGTCTCCCTCTCAGATATCAAGGTATGAAGCAGGCCACGCAATGCCGCGCAAGACGGTACTGAGGAAGCTTGCCGGCGCGCTTGGCGTAACCGTAGAAGAACTGCAGGGAGTCCAAGCAAACCATACTCACGAGCTGAATTTTTGATTATCCGTTCAAGATATGGACGATCTGCAGAGCATTGCAGACAAGTCCGGCAAATCACTAGAGGAAGTCGTAGCTGAGACCCTTCGCTGGAGTCTGAAAAGATTCAAGGAGGATCCCGAGTTCGCCGCTAGTATCAGGCGTGGGATTGAAGAGCATCGAGATAATCAGGACGAGCAGTAGCCTCGCCCCACAGGGTGCGAGCAAGAATGTCGCGATCTTTCTCGGATGGTTGTCATGACGTTTCTCCAAGCGAAAAAAAGCCCGCGGGCAGCGGGCGGTATCAGTCATTGCAATCAGGCATTGATTCCAAGGCGAGTGAGGCGCAACCGGATCAAGTCCACGTTCGCCTGAATCTCGGCTTCACTGTGAAAGGCCGAGAAGATAGCCACCATCGAAATGTCGCACTCTCCGGAGAAAGCGGATGTACCCGAGCCAATCCGGTATTTGTTCGCATTCAGTGCTCGCTGCAGGCTGCTAGCACCCGTGAACGTCATACCCAGAGTGTGATCAGTCAACACTGTCGGAGCGCCCGTCCGCGCCCGCATGGAGCGGATTGCCCAGTTGGTTGGAAGGGTGGCGGCGCCGCTTGCACCTGCAGACGTAGCCACTCCCGCTCCATCGTTACGAGCAGCAGACCCCGTGGCCGAGGCCGGGTGAGCCAAATAGATGTTCGCCCCGACTGATGATCCCGCAATCCCCGGGGTTACCGAGGTGCCAGTGAAGCCCCCGACGAGAATTGCGCCATCGTTATTGTTAGTAGGAAGGACAACAGATCGACCGACAGCAATAAGAGTGACTTCGTCAATATCACCAATCATCGTTTGGATGAAGTTCGTCAGCCCCTTGAAGCGGCCGTGGGACGAATAGGCCACGGGTGAACCGATGATCACCGCATTGGGCTTATTCGGGGCCTTGTTCAAGTTGAAGTTTGAAACGCTGGTATCAAACTCGAACCAACCCTCAAGCCCCCGGTCAACATTGGCGATGACCTTAAGTGTCGGAGTGATTGCACCGTCAGTGATGATTGCTGCGCCCATGATTTGTTCCTTTTGCTTAAGTTGGTCAGATGATGTTTTGGGAAGCCGCAGCGGCATACGCGCCGACGACTTCGTACAAGCGCTGTCGCGTTGACTGGATCGGGTGGATCGCGTCCGTCCAATCGCCGCTATAAAACCCGTCAAATCCGGGCGATGCCGCTGAAAAGGCATAGCCAGCTTCTGGGTTAGTCAGCGCCCAGGTCGGCGCCACGATCAGCTTGGGATCGGCCAGGTTGGCGGCGGCCTGCTGAATCGCGCGGAGCATGGGTAGGTAGTGCGAAGCCCACAGTGCATCGCGCGTTGCATTGATCGCGGTGCCGGGGAACATCCGGATAATCTTCGCGGTCGGCCAAGTCGCGCGGAGCTGCGAATGAATCAAGGTGTCATTGGCCAGGACCGTGTCATAGATCGTCTCAGCGCTGCGGTCGCGTACATCGTTGGTGCCGAGAGAATGAATGACTACATCGGGCGTCTCCAGGCCGAAGCGGCTCTGGTAGAACGCCGGGTCGAAGACGTAGCCATTACGCACCACCGAGCCAGGGTCGCCGCCCGTTGCCGCCCGCAAAAACGGATTGCGCAACATTTGTTCACCCTTGGTCAGCGCCGTATAAGCCGCCTCCTCGCCCGGCGCGACCACTAGGGCGCGGTCGGTGATGGCGTAGGTGAAGTCGCCGGTTTCCCAACCCTCGCGGCCCTCGCCCAGCTCGCCGGTGAAGTTGTTGGGGTCGCTCGCACTCGATGAACCGCGCAGCGTGCCAATCAGCACCGCGGTGATACTGAGCGCCTGTAAAACCTGCTTGAGCAGGAAGCCACCCTGACGATTGACGATGCTGTCGCCGATCATCAGCACCTTGACGACCTTGGGCGTCGACTGCACCGGAACGTGCTTGACGGCAATGTTGATGAAGTTGCGAGCGCTCGGCACAGCGTTGTTTCGCAGGCTGAGCACGGCGCTGGAACCGTACAGGCCTGGGGTAATTTTCAGCTCATGCCCGGTCGCGTTGGCCGGGGTGGACGAGCTGCCAAGGGAGGCGGTGACGACGGGGGCGAGCTGCCGATTGGGGAGCAGGTTTTTGACGTACAGGGTTTGCTCGAAACCTTCGGCGGTAACCAGCAACGGAGCAAACATCAATCCGCCCGCGAACGGGTCAGTGACCGCGGCGCCGGTTTCGATGGTTCCCGAGAGGTCATAGAGTAGGCCGCCCTCCCGGTTGGTGACGTAGGTCCCAGGGCGAGTGGTGAATCGATGCTCCAGCCAGCCAAACAGCGCCTGCCGACTATCGGCATACAACACCGCGCCGCCCTCCTTGTTGCCAATGAAGGTGCGGCCGTCCACCGCGGAAATCTTGAACCCTGGCAGTTCCAGGCTTTTATTGGTCACTCGCCCGACCACACCACGCTCTTCGTTCGCCAGCACCAAGGCGGTTTTTTCCACCTCGGTCGAGGGTGTGTAACCCTGAATACGCTGGCTAACCTTGGCGACTGCCGTGGCATTGGGGTAGCGATCCACCTCGGTCGCCACGCCGACGACGTTTCGATACAAAATCAGAAACTCATCATCTTTGCCGCTCGGGGTACTGAAGAACCCGCCATTCAACGTCCCGAGCAGGCCCGCCGCGGTAGTTGCGTAGGTCATCGCCCCAGCCATCTGCACCGCCACTTCGACCAGGGCCGCATCCGTTCTTTCAAGCCCCAGCTTTGCTTGCTTAGCCAGCGTCGGCACCGGCCCGGACTCGGTGGCCACGTCCGTCAGGGCATCGCCATGGACGTACTCATGCTGCTTTGCCGCCGCCGTCGTGGATTTTTGGGCGGCCTCCGACAGCATCCCCGCATAGCCTTCAAGCGCTGCGACTTCAGTCATTTATTTTTCCTTGAGCAATAAAAAACCCGCCGAAGCGGGTCAGGGGAAATTCATTCAGGGAGGCGAGCGAGTCAATCCGAGGCCGGCTCAGCGTCTAGGCTGAACGGCGCCGCGGGAGCCGGCGGCCATTCAATGCTGGTCGGATAGCCGGCTTGGGTTTCGATCCGCGACAGGTACACCCGATAGCTGCGCCAGGCATCCAACTCGGCTTGTTTGAGCGGCAGCGAAGCCGTCTCTTCAGATGTGGCCAGATTGAGCCGCACGGCATCCTGCAAGGTGTCGAATGCGGGTTGCAGCGCGTTGATCGTCCCCGTCGCCTGCGCGCTCAAGCGAGCCCGGTTCAGCTCGGCGGCCTGGGCCAACGCCGGCTCCGAAGGTGCCGCAATCGGCCCGAATTCCAGCGCCACGGCGCGTGCAAACAGGTCGCGGCCATACTCTTCGTTATCCGCAGGTGAGGCGGTAAACGGCATTTCACCGAGCGTCTGCGCGGTTTCCTCAAACGTCACCCACAGGTTCAGCGACGTCTGCGCCGCATCGTTCCACACCGGGTCGCGCGCATTCAGGACAGTCAACATCATGAAACCCTCAAACATAAGGTGGCCGAATCCGGGTTGATCGCATCGTGGTTGTACAACGTGCCCATCAACTTCCAGGTACCCGCCGGCGTGCCGCTGCTGCTGGCCCCGCCGCAGTTGGTGAACAGGCACGTACTGCCGGCCACCAGGGTGCCTTGCGACAAAGGCTCGAAACCCGACCCGGCGCTACCGCCGACCATTAACAGCGCATAGGTACCCACCCCACCGGCCTCGGCCGAGGCCTGGGCGACGATGGCTTTGGGTGTGGCATTGCTGTCCTTCCACATCCCGATCAGCGCCGTGTCGATGGCCGCCTTGGTGTAGAAAGTCGCATCGACCGTCGTCTTGGTATAGGCATCGCTGATGCCATAGGCCGCCAGCGTGGTACCCCAATTGGCCTTGGCCGACAGCAGCGCGTCGGTGGCCACTTTGGTGTAGGCATCGCCGATGCCATAGGCCGCGAGGGTGATGCCCCAATTGGCCTTGGCTGACACGATCGAGTCGGTTTGCGCCTTGGTGTAGGCATCGAGAATGCCATAGCCGGCCAGGGTGGTTGCCTTCACGGCATAGGCCGTGCCGAACTTCTGGATGGCCTTGAGCAGCTGCGTGTTGTCGTTCTTGTCCAGGGCCGGCAGATAGGCCAGGACGAAGTGTGCCAGTTCCTCCTGCAGCGCATTGAGCCATTCGGCCTTCAGCGGCGTAGGGGCTAGCCCCAGCGGCAGCGAGCCATAACGAAAGCGCCCGTCCGGCGTGACCAGGTCAGTCGAGGCTGAAATTCTTTGCATGTTTAAAGATCCTCGATCCCCGCGACGGCGGCGGGCAGGGTGTAATGAATGGCGGTAAACAGTTCGTCCACCTTGAGCGCAATGCCGTCGAGCTGCGATCGCCCGAAGGCCAGCCTCACGTCGGTGTACTCCGGCGCATCGCGCTGCAGGCGGCAATCCAGGGCGGCCGCCTCGGGCGTGCCATAGGCCTCCAGCGGCACCGAGGCGATCCAGCCCCAGGGCCATCCATCGCCATACAGGAAATCGCCGGCATTGGTCGGCCCCACCCGCGCCGGGCGGAACTCCTCGATGTTGGTGGCGAGCCCGACCTGATTTGCCAGCCTGCGGTAGTAACTCAGCTGCGGGGCCCCGGTCGCGGTCAGCTTGTCGAGGACCGCCTGCCGGCGCTCGTCCAAGGTTTGCGAACCCGGCACGGTGCAGATATCGGGCAGACCGAGGTACGCCTCCCAGTCCGGCAACAGCGCGGTGGCCGTGGCCGGATTCAACTCCAGCAACAAGGCCTCGCCGGCGGCCTCGATCCGCGCCAGTTCCGGCGCCAGTGCCGCCACCAGCTGCGCCCAATCCGGCTCCAGTTCCAAATCGAAGGCTGGGCCCGGCGGCAGCATTTGCCGCAGCTTGTCGACGTAGTCCGCCTCGGTCATAGCCATGTCATCACCCCCGGTACCGCCACCTCATTCGCCGCCATCGACACATCGGCCGCCGGCACACTCAACACATGGTCGGTTTCCCCCGGGGTGTTGCTGATAGCCGCCCGCAGCCGGGAGATTTTCAGCGCCTGACCCGGTCCGCCTTCGTCGACGATCAGCCCGCGCAACGCTTGTGTGACCGCCTCACGCAGGTCGGTGTTGTCCGGCACCAGGTGGATGCTGAAATTGATCACGCGCGGTGCCGGCGCCAGGGCATACACCTCGGCCGTCACCGGGCGTTTTTTGTCCAGGTAGGCTTGGACCTCGGCGACCTGCGCCGGCGTCGGGATCAGGTCGAGATCACCATCGCGGACAAAGGCCAGGCCAAACGTGCCCGGCCCCATCCAGCGCGGCAAGGCCCAGGCCCGGGTCACGCCCGGCACCTGCAACGCCCACTCGACAAAGTCGTCGCCGTTGCCGACCTTACTGGGGTTTTTGAACGCGGCTTGCACCCGCCCGCGCAAGGCTTCCAGGCTTTCCTGTTCGGCGCCGCCGACCAGGCCCTCGGCGCCAATCACCGCGCTGGCATTCACCCCCAGCACCGGCGTCACCGCCGTCAGCGTGCCGGCCGCGACATTGCCCAGGGCGCCGACGTCCTCGGCCTCCAACGCCAAGGTGGCCGCGCCGCCCACGAGGGTGACCGCCGTCGTGACCTTGTAGCGCCGGCCGTCCGGCAGTTGGTAGAGCTGGCCGGCGTCGACCAGGGCGCCGCTGGAGCCAGTCACCGTGGCCGGCCCCTTAGCGGCCACCGCCGGCGTGCGCCCGTCCTCCAGGCGCCAATCGGCCCAGCGCAGCAGCATGTCTTCGTCACAGGTCGCCGGGTTGGACTGGCGGGCAATATAGTCCTGATAGCCGTACAGCTCGAAGGCGGTACCGCTCAGGGCACGGGCCGCCACCTTGGCATCGGTGCGGCGCAAGGCATCCGGGGCATTGCGCTCAAAATCGGCCTCGGTGCGCTGGGTCAGCGCCGGCAACGTTGGAATGTCATACGGCATTGATCAGCCCCCAGGTGTTCTCAAAGTCCAGCTCCACGGTGTCGCCGCTCTGTTCGGTCAGCGTCACCCGCAAGTTCATCCGGTCGTTGCCCCGGCGCTCGGGCGTGACGCTCACGGCCGTGACAATCCCGTCATCGAGCAGCCAAGCCAGCGCCTCTTCGGCGTAGGCCTGGGCATCCAGCAGCGTCTGCGCGACCAGGGTACGGCGCGCCAACAGCCACAGGCGCGAGCCGAGCTGGTCGCCCGCCACCGAGGGCAGGCAGTCACCCCACCAGCCCTGGCGCTCGCTGTCATCCACCACGTCATCCGGCGCCGCGCGGCGCCAGGAGAACAGGCTGATGGTCACCGCACGGCGCAACAGTGCCTCACGACTCATGCGCCACCCCCGAGCGGCGGTCCGCTTTGATCGGTGCCCTGTTGCACACCACCGTGCGGGTGCTCGATCTGACTGACGCCGGCCGCGACCTGATCGCCGTCCGACTCGATGCGCCCGGTGCTGGTGATCAGCGGCGTATCGAAGTTCACCGACGCGCTGGCCTTGATGTTCAAGGTCACGGTTTCAATGTCGAGGATGCGGCCGCGCTTGAAATGAATCCGGTCACCCTCGTCGGTGTACAGGGATACCTCGCCAGGCTTCAGCCCCTGCAGGCGAAAGCGCCGGTCCGCCACCACGATCACCACGCCATGGCTGCGGTCGCCACCGATGAACCCGGCCAGTGCCTCAGCCCCCGGCTGCGGGCAGGCTGTGAAGCCATAAGGCTCCAGGTGTTCCATGTTGTCTTTGACCTCGCCGGCTAACAGCCGCAGCTGCAGGCTTTGCAACTTGCTGGCCGAGTTGCCCAAGGCCACCACCCCGCGCGCCAGAATGTTCGCGATGCCGTTTCTCATGGTTTGTAGTCCGCCGGGATGAGGTATTCAAAGTTGTCGATCTTCTTGCCCTTCTGGACCTTGCGCTTCTCGTAGGCATCGTTCGGCTCCGGCAGAAAGGCCTCGGGCGGGGCCACGCTGATTTTTGCCGTGGTGCCCTGTTCGCTCAGCTCATAGCTGATTTCACTGATCAGCATGTCGCGGTCCAGCCCGATCAGCGGATCAACCACCCGCACCAGCATGTTGTGCCGCCACAGCGCCTCGTTGCTTTGCCGCCAGCCCTGGATCACATAGTTGACGGCCAAGGCCTTGGCGACCGCGTTGGCCCGCTCCCACTCGACCCGCTCACGGGCCAGCTTGGCGGTCAACTGCCCGGATTGCTGAATGATCTTGACCCGCCGGCGGGCGATCCGCGTGTCGGCGATCCGCGCCTCGACCTCGCTGGCTTTCGCGCCATAACTGGTGTCGGACCCGCTGCGCTGGCCCTTGCTGATGTATTCGGAAAACACCCCGGAGAAATCCAGGGCTGCGTCCCCAGACAGCAGGTTTTTGCCCAGCACCAGGCTGTCGACCGCACGCCCGGCGCTGCCCGGTTTGGCAATCACCAGGCGGCCCTGGCCGTCGTCGGTGCTGAACAGCCGCGACAGGGTCAACAGCCGATCGATGCTTTCAAACGCCGTCTCGCCCGGTTCGATGCTGTGGTCTTCCACGCCCAGGGTCAGCGCCGCGTCATTGACCACCTTGATGTCGTATTCGCCGGCAATCGCGGCGATGATCTGTTGCACGTTTTGCCCGCGCCACTGTCCCGGCTGGTTGACCGCCGCACAGTCCACCAGGTCCGCGGTGCGCGAGCGCCCGGTGATGCTCAGGGTGACCGACTCGCTGTCGTAGCGAATCGGCGTGCTGTCCACATAACCGGTCAATAGCAGCTCCTGACCAATGCGCACCTCCACCGCTTCGCCCTGGCGAATCCGCACCGGCACCTCACCGCTGCCTGGCCAGCGCCAGGTGATGCCCAGGCTAAAGTTGCGCGCCTGACGTTCCAGGCCGGCGCCGATGCTCACGCTTTTCCAGCCGCCGTAGTCGTGCCCGCCCACGCTCAGGGTGACGTTATTCAGCTGATCCATAGTCAGGCCTTCGCTACTTGCAGATCGGTGGCCGGCACAAAGCCCGGATGACGCACACGGTTACGCTCGACAATTTCCCCGCTGCGCAAGGCATCGCCATACAGCGCATGGGCCAGCACCAGGGCTGACATGGTTTCCGCCGGGGCATAGGTGCGCAGGCCCACGCCGCTGCGCGCCACTTCCGTCAAGTGCCGATCCACGGACAGGCGCGCCTCGCTCAGCGTGCCGAAATGATCCGGCGGGCTTTCGCCAGCCACCGACCACAACGCCTCGCTGATTGCGTCACGCACGACCAGGACATCCTCGGCGACCGGTACCGCCGTCTCGACCGCGGTACCGGCGGCCACCGTCGGCCCTTGTTGCGCCAGTTGCACGTCCAGGGCCGCCGACGCGCTCACCCCCGGCCGGATCGCCACCGGCACCTCGGCCATGTCCAGGAGCAGATCGAGCAGCGCCGAGTCCTGAATCAGGGCAATCACCGCGACCTGAATCGTTGCCACCTCGACGTCCTCGGTGGCCGGCGCCGCGGCCGATAACTCCGCCACCTCCGTCGCCTTGGCGCTACTGCCCTGGAACGAACTGTTGGAGCCGTAGCCGCCGAACGCGCGCGACAGGCCACTGATCCCGGCCAGCAGACTGTCGGCAAACGCCCCCGGTCCATTCATCAGCGAGGCCACCAGGCCGTTGAGGTCGGTGCCCAAGCTGGACGCCGGCTGCAGGAACTTCAAGGCAAAACCCAACGCGCCCGACAGTGCTGAACGCACTGCGCTGGCCCGCTGCCGCGCCAGGTCAACCGGCGCCATCGCCGCGTTGAAGCGGGCTTTGATCGAAGCCAGCAGGCTCGGGGCCTGGCCCGCCAGTTGCCGACGGGTGTTCGGCGACTGCACCGGGAAGGCCAGCATGCCGTCGATAAACTCCAGGCTGAAGCGCACCACGCCCAGCTCGTTGCGCGCATGCGACACCTCACACTCGCCAGCGGTGACGGTGAGGCGGCCGAACCACGGATGCACCAACTCGCCAGAGCCGGCCTTGTCCAGCGCGGTCAGCAGGCGGTCACGCTGCGCCAGGCAATCATCCCCGGCGACAAACCCGCTGAACTTGTAGTGCCGGGTGCGCCGCCCCAGGTCTTCGACAAAGGGTTGATCGCGTTGCGGGAACTCATGCACCTGAGTGCGACGACCGACAGGCACGCTGTCGGTGTCCACTAGGAACGGCACCCCCCGAAAGGAGGCGCCTTGTTTACGGTCGCGCCATTCACTCATTCCGGCTTACTCCCTGAAAGCGAGCGATAGCCCACTTTCGGCGTGATCGACAGCCCCGGTTGATTGGTGGTCCCCGGATCGGCCCGAAAGCCGGGCGGAGCATTCTCAAAGCGCATCACCAGGCCGCCTTCCAACTGCGTGCGGTTGTTCGCCAGGCCCGACTGCAGCAGCTCGCCCGGCGCGGGCAGCCCCGGCGGACGCAACAGCTGCCCCGGCGCGAGGCCGGGCTGGGTCAGGCTGCGCTCGCTCTGCTGCCCCTTGGCAATGCTCACCGCATTGGCCTGCAGGAACGCCCCGGTGCCGCCGCCGAAGCCGGCATTGCGCTGGCGTTGCTCCTCAGCATAACCGGCGACTTTGGCGGTCAGGCCGCCCCCGCCCTCCTCCAGCCCAAACATGCTCAGTATCGGCTGCAGGTAGGGTTTGACCCCCTCCCACAGGCCTTTAAAAAAGGCGGTGATCGGTGACCAGTGCTTGACCAGCAGGCCCAGCGGCGACCAGTCAAAGACCGTTTTCATGAAATCCATAAACGGCGTGGCAAACGCCTTGATCAGTTCCCACAACGCGGTGAAGAACGGCCCGACCGTTTCCCAATTGGCCACGATCAGCCCGGCTGCCGCGGCAATGGCCACGGCGATGATGCCCACCGGAGTAGCGGCAAACGCGACACCCAGGACCCGGGTGGCCACGGTGGCCGCGAACACGGCAATGCGCAGCGCGGTGAAGGCCCCGGCCGCCATGGCGATGCCTTTGACCAACTGCGGGTTGTGCTGAATCAAGTCCGCAACCCCGGAAATCATCGGCCGCAGGCCTTCGACCACCGCATTGATTCCCGGCAGCAGGGCACTGCCGACGGCCCGCGCCAGACTGGCCACGGAATTGCGCAACAGCTGCAGGTTGTTGGCGGTGGTCGCTGCACGCGAGGCGTACTCGTTTTCCATCGAGCCGCTGTATTTCTGCGCATCCGCGACCTTTTGCAAGTTGCCTTTGAGCAGATCCAGGTTGGTCAACAGCGGCGCGATCGCGGTGATCGACTCGGTACCAAACAGCTCCGAGAGCAACCCAGCCTGCTTGTCCTTGTCGACGCGCTTGATGCGGTCGAGGATGTCCAGGACCGCACCCTGCGCATCGGTCTGCATGGCCTTGGCCAGCGTTTTGGAGTCCAGGCGCAACGCCTTGAAGGCCAGCGCCTGGTCCTTGGTCGCCGCCGAGCCCTTGGTCATGGCCAGCATGAAGTTCTTGATACCGGTGGCCGCCACGTCCTGCTCCACTCCGACGCCCGCCATGGTCGCACCGAGTGCCGCGATCTGCCCAGAGGCCAAGCCGGCAATCTCACCCAGCGGACCGATGCGGGTGACGATGTCGGAAATCTGCTTGGTGTTGGCTGGACCGGTGTTGCCCAGGTAGTTGATCTTATCGGCGAGCGTT